TTCTAATTCAGGATATATATTTGATAAATTTGGAAATGAACCTGGCATAATTTATTTATTTTGAAAAACTATTTGAAATTTCTAAATAATTTTCTGGTATTCTTAGTATTGTTCCATCGTTTACTGCGAATGGTGCATCGTGGATGTTGTTAGCAGTTGCTATAATCCACCATAAGGATGCATCTCCGTAAAACTGATGTGCAAGTGTATCCAATCGGTCACCCGTCTGGGTCACTGCGTAAATATCAGTATCTCTCAATGGTATATTTGGATATATCTTTGTTCTGAAGACTTCCCTACCATCTTTAAGTTTTTGTATTTTATTATTTGTATATCTTGACATAATTTAATTTATTTTAAAATCCAAATGAATTTGATGGTTTCGGTGCATTTGCTGCCATATCTGATGCCGTTGCTATTTTTCCATCTTTATTATGGAAAAATTTATTTAAAGGGTCTCCACCATCATTAAATTTTGTACACCATCTTGAATAATTACTAATATTATTATTTTGGAATGTACCATCTGCATTAAGTTTTGCATGTGCTACTTGTTCGTATAAATCATCATCAGTATCAATCCATTCAAAATAAAATGCAGTTTCATTTAGTTTTTTAACTTCTTTAAGTTTTCTACCGCCCGTTTCATGATATGCAAATATACTTCTAACCCATTCAGGATATGAATCATATTTTTTTATTGCTTTTTCGTAATCTTCTCTTTCTTTCGTTTGAGAACTGATTGCAATTGCAGTCAATGTAGCAGGGTCATTACTTTGTTTCGGTGTTTCCGCTGGTTTTCCTGTATCTAATGATTTTGGTGCAGAATCTACTCCTAACATACCACCACTCTTTGATTGTGTTTTAGGTGCTTCGGTTTGTGGTACACCTACACTATTAATTGGTGCCGGAGGTGTTGTTGGTTGAACTACTTGGATTGTATTTGTTTTTGTAATTACTGAAGTACCACCTGTTTTTGGTTGTTGACTTACAGTAGTTGTGTTACCAGATTGTTGAGCCCTTTTATTATTAATTGATTTAACCGCTTCTTTCGAAATTGCAAATCCATAAGGTTTAAGTTCTGCCCCAACATTTTCAACAAATTTAAATTCCATTTGGACTTCAACTATTTTTGGTAATTGCATACCATCCATAGTAGTTTCCCATACCCCATCATCTGGTATTGTATATGAAAGAGAGTTTATAAATGCTGTTTTCTTTTGATACATATTACCCAATGTAAATTCAATAAATGGTGGATTTACTAAATTACTTTTATCAATAGTTGGATATGCTTTTTTTGTTAAAAAATCAATTCGTTGCCACATTGTTCCTAATTCACCCGAATTCATACAATACATTTTTAATTGTAATGATAGGGTTCTTTCAACCCCACCATAAGTGTAGTAACTATATGGATTACCAACAAATTTAGCAGAATCCCAAGTTGGTGAAACTGTTTCACTCAAACTTGTTACTAATGTTCTAAAATATACTTTTTGAGAATCCCCTACACCTGCTATTGAAAATGTTATTAAATCTTTTTTATCACCATCACTTCCCCCACCGCTTACTCCATACGAACTATTAATTAAATCACCCTTATTACTTGTTATTCCATATTTCGTTTCTAATGTACCAGTTTTCGTACCACCTACTACTCCACTATATGGACGAGTTGGGTCATTTGGCATAACTGCACCCGTATTATTTTTTATATCTTTAAATGCGTTTGGTGATGTACCAAACACACCTTTTGTTTTTCTTCTATCAATTCCATACACAGGAGATACTAAGGATAAGTCAATTCCATTTAAGGTATTAACATCCATTTTTTCACTATATATTTTTTCAGTAGTAGTAGTTGTTTTAGTTTTCGATTCAACTGCTTTATCTATTTCAGGTTTAGATTCCGTACCTTTTAGTTTATCTTTTACTGATGTAGTAGTTGACCCTAATTTTTCTTTAGCCTTACCAATTTCTGCAGAATCTTTTTTTGCAATATCAGTAGATTCAGCAGTTGGTATTCCTAAATTAGTTTCTTTACTATTCGATGTTATATATGAACTATATTTTTCATCATATGGTCTAGCATTATCAGCTTTTTCTTTAGCTTTTTCCTCTACAAGTTTATCAAGTGCAGTTGGTGATGCAGAACCTTTTAGTTTTTGTTTTAGAGATGCAGTTGCATTTGTAGATGCCTCTCCTAATTTTTTCTTAGCATCAAGTTGTAATTGAGTTACTTTTTTAGTAATATCAGTTGCACCTTTATCTACTTTACTTACTGATTTTGAATTAAACTTAACATTGTTAATTTGTTTTGAATATGGTAGTTTTGAACTATATTCGTATTTATCAGTTGCACCTGCAGTGTTAGCACCTAATGTATTTGGATTACCAAATAGAGCAGTTCTTAACTTATCTTTTACTAATGAGATACCCTGTCCTAATATTTGTTTGCCAATTGTTTTTGGATTACCACCACCGGTATTTTTTAGGAATGTGCCAACGATTGTACCCTTTGCATCATTTCTAATTTTTGCAAGAGTAATCATTGTATCTGGTTCTAATCCTGATTGTAATCCATTTGTATTATATACATAAGTTGGGATAGCATTTCCTGGAATACCTATACGTGAATTTACACCATCTCTTGCTTGAGATAATGATGTAACTTTACCACCAAAAACAAATTTACCAAATTTACCACCGGTAATAGCACCTAATCCTTTACCAATCAATCCACCATCTCCTGCACTTCCACCTGTTGCCTGTTTCATTTTCTCAACCGATGATGTACTACGAGTTGCTATACGAATTGCTTCGTTACCATATATTAATGGGTTATTTAATTCTACCTTAGTTTTTATACGAATACCACTAAGTTCTTGTTCTATTAAAGTTATTGTATCTGCTTTTACACTTTTTTCTTGAGTAGAACCTGCAAATAATTCTTGCACGGGAGTTAAGTCCAATATTTTTGGAGTTATATCTTTATTCGAACCTCTAAATAATTCTAATATTGTTGGCATAATTAAGCTCCCATTAATCCAAATCGGTTTTCACCACTTTTTTCGTTTGTTTTCACTACTGCTGATGAAACTTTTTCTTTATCCATATAGACATCTCTATTTGATTGAACTGCCACAATTAATTCGTCTAATTTAGCAACAACCGCAGTGTTATCTTGTCCTCCACCTCCCATCAATCCGCCTAATAATCCACCAATACCAGTTCCTAAGCCTGTAGCAATTGTTTCCAATAAACTAGCAGGGTCTTTAGTTGCTAATAAAACATCTGCAGGGTTTGTTCCTATTACTTTACCATCTTGAACTACACCATCGTTAATACTTGAAGTTGTTGCGGTACTTCCATCAGTTTTTGCTTCATCACTTATTCCTAAGAACGAACCTATCGAACTAAATACACTACCTATTCCGTTTACTGCCCACATAATCGGGTCTACTATATATTTAGAAATTGTATCTCCTATAAAACTAATTACATCATATATTATACCAAATCCTTTTACTAAAAAATCTACAAAAAACCCAATTGCTCCACCTACTAATGAACCAAATATTTTACCAATACTACTAATAACTCCAATGATTGGTTGTGCAAATTTCATCATTACTTCTTTGAATTCACCTATTTTTAAAAACAATGGTTCTAATGCATCAAACGCAGCTTCAAATGGAGTAAGTAATGCATTTATTATTGCAGAACCGATTGCTACTAATGGCATGACAATTGCAGATATAACATCATAAACTGCTTTAAGTGGTTTGAATACCATTTTAAACGCCATTCCTATAACTCTAAATATCGGTAATAGAACTGCATTTAATATTGTAAATAAATCATTTAACACCGGCATTACAAATGCTGCTATTGGTTCGAACATATCACTAAATCCAGTTTTAAGAGCAGATGAACTATTTGCAAGGTTATCCATTACTCCTTGCATATCCTTTTGAGATGATAATCTTTGTGTTTGTAAATCTAAATCTTCTTTTGATAATGAAGTGATATCTCTGCCGGAATCCATTAAGGACATTGCAGATGCTAATTGTTCTTCATTTAATTTACCAAATTGTTCTCTAATCCTTTGTTGGTTTATCAAATCACCCATTTGCATACCGGTTGCTTTGGTAAGGGCTTCTTGTTCAAATTTATTTAATTTTGTTAAATCACCTAAACTTGAAACCTGATTTAACACTTCTTGTTGTGCTTCTACCGCTTTACCATTTGCTGCTAGGTATCTTGCTTGTGAAAGATTTAAGTTTGTTCCTAATATTGCACTTGCTTCTAATTCTGATGTAATACTACTTTCAAAATCCAATAGATTATCTGCAACTGAACCTGCTTCTTTAATTGATGTTCCTAATTTTGCTGCTTGAACTGCTGCTTTAGCTAATTCTTTTGGTGAACCATTAAAATAACGATATGCATATTCGGAACTCTCCGCCATATCTGCTATTACCTTTGAAGGTGCAACCCCAGCCATCTTTGCCATTTCAGCAGTTTGACCAATTAGGGCTTGTGATTGGGCGGCGGTTAATCCACCCATATTTTGAAATACTTTATTTAATTCCGCACCTTGTTCTACCCCAACACCAAAGTTTTTGTTCAACATAACCATAGAACCCAACACTTCTCTTGAAGGTTGCTCTAACCCGCCAAATATTTGTGTAAAGGCGGTTGCAGATTTACCTACATCTTCCGCACTTACACCTAACCCTGCAAATTCGGTTGATACCGCTTGTATATTACCTTGTAAAGTTCTAGTTTGAGAATTTAATAATCCAGTTTCCTCTCTAAAAGATTTTGCTGCTGCTTCTATTTCTTTAAATCTCTCCAATCCTACTTCAAATGCTTTATATAATGCATATGCAATTAGGGCAACTGCTGCTACTACTGCTACAACTGATAAGATTGCTATTCCTTGTGGTCCTAATAACCCCATTATCATATTTTTAGCAGAACCAAATCCTCTACTTAATCCAGAAGTAAATGATTCCATCATATTAGAACCCTTATTAGTTGCTTGAGTAAATCCCGTTTTGAACTGAGTCATAAAACGTTTTTTTACTGCATCTATACTTCCTTTTGCTTTATCTGAGAAGGGTGTCCAAAATCTATTAAATAGTGTTTCCCCTATTATGGGTATACCTTTTATTTTTTCACCAATGGAATCTAATGATTTTACAAATTTATTTTGTAAATTATCTGCAATTCGTTGGGTTTCATTTATTATTTTTAATCTAGCTAATTCCTTTTTTACAATTGCATCTGCTGCATCTAATTGTGCTAGATACGTTGATTTCATTTTTTCATTAACACCAAAATTTGATTGCAGAACTTGTCCTTTTTGGGCAGATAATTTAATTAGAGCCTCTTCGTAGGATTTTTCATCCTTTAATGAGTTTAACACTTTTTTAGTTAAACTTATTTCTTCAAATATTTTTTTATTGCGCAAATCAGAAGCTTCAGCAGTTTCTTCAATAGCCCTCTTCATATCACCTATGATAGATGAGGTATATTTGACTGCATCTTGATATTCTTTTTCTTCTGCTGTTTTATTTTTTGCCATAATTAGTAATCAAATCCTAAATATTTTCTAACTGATTGAGGTATTGCCTTTTTAACTGCTTCTTTATCGCCACCGAATCGTTTTTCAATAGTTTCACGAGCAGTTTCGATTGATTCGTCTGCATCTTTTATTGCTTTAGCTATATTTTTATCACTTTTTAAATTACGACTTAATATAGATAAAAATAAATTACTAATAAATCCTTCTTTCAATTTATGTTTAGTATAAATTTCTTTAAAAAGTTGTCTATCTTCTTTTGTTAATTTCATAAGGTTCTCCTATTATACTCCTATAAATATAAGACATAAAAAAAGTGAGGAATTTATTTCCTCACTCTTACACCTGGTCCTTTTGATGGTTGGTTATTTTTTTGTGCTTTATTTGCATTATCACTTTCTCGTTTCTTTGTATCTACCAATTCTTTGTAATAAAAATTTCTTAAATGAACTGGTAATCTATATACATCCGATTGAATGAACCCATTTCCATGATAACATAATTCAAAAATTTGTCTATGTAATAGGATAGAATAATTACTCGGTAGGCCAAAAAAAGCTAACACCCATTGTAATAGGTCTTACCTCCATTTCTCCTGTTTCAGGGTTTTCGTAATCAAATTCCATTTTGATATCCGGTTGTAAATTTTTTACATGTTCTCTAAATCCTTTGGTATCTCTAGCAAGGAATTTATTATTAATAAAATCAGTTATGGATTTGGTATCATCTTTACCATCTACTGATTGAATCATATAACGATAACGAGTAGTTAATTCATTACCCATTGAATCTTTATTTAATCTCTTTAATGCATTAACATCAGTATCAATTCTTTTTTCATCACCATGAGTTAATAGTTTAAAAACTAATACATTACCAGTTGATGTTGTAAATTGATAACGATTTTCAGAACTTAATTTACTGAAATCAACATCTTTTGTTTGAACTTTACCTAAATCAACAGTAATTTGTTGTTTGTTATCATTATCATCTAATATTTCAATCTTATATTCTGGTCCGTATCCTAAAATACGAGTTGCTAACATAATAGCATTCTTATCACCCAAAAGAATATCATCGGGATTTACTTTCTTATCTACTATAATTGCTTCGAATAATTTATCTAATACTACACCTTTTTTAATCAAACTTTGAGATGAAAGAATTTCCTCCTCTCTTGCCGTCATGTATTTTAATTCGATGTTACCACTTGATAATGGATTTGTTTCTGGATAACACTTACCTTGAGATGGTAATGAAATTATCTCCGTTGAGAATTCGTATTGTGACATATTTTACCTTTATTTTGTTTATTGTATATAAATATATAAATAAAAAAAAATTGAAAAAAAAGGAGATATTTCTATCTCCTTTCTTAATTTTATATTTTAATTCTATTAGAATTCAAGTATTGCATAATCGTAAGCTAACGTTAATGTGATTTCTGCCGGGTCATTTGATGTCCAATCTAACTCACCAAATTGTGCGTTTAAGATAAATGCACCTTTGATTTTCCAGTTTTCGATTTTATCACCTACTGGTCCTAACATATAGATATCAATATCTTTTTTGTAGAAATCTGCATATCCATCACGTCCTGTTAGGGATTCATGTGAAGTTCTAACCCACTCCATTACTGCTTGTGCACCTGATGGAACGATTGGGTCATACAATGTGATTTCTAAATCTTGCCACTCACCTTTACCTTTCAACTTTCTTTTTAAGTTGATGTGTTCTAATGTTACAGCTTCAAACTGAATGTTTGGTCTGTTAGCGGTTTTGATAAGATATGAAGGGATACCACCGATTTCCATGATGAAACGATTTTTCATCTTTGGTTCAAAGTTGGTATAGAACATTTCGTTAAACTCTAATATTTCTGCCATTTTTATTTTCTCCTATTATATTAATAAATATAAGGTTTCTCTTTTTTTTAAAATTTATGCTGAGAACGATGCTCCAGTCGGTAAGATGTTGAAATCTAACACGATGAATTCAGCGGTTTTTGTTGGTTGTAAGAAAATCTGTCCAGCCAATATATTTCTATCAATTACATCAGGAGTGTTATTACTCTCATCCATTATTACTCTAAATGCATATAAACCTTGTCTTTGTTGAATTGCTTCTAAATAAGGATTAACTGTATTTAAGAATCTTGAACGAGTGGTAGAAGTATTTTGTTCGAATACTAAGTATCTTGATGTAGAAGCGATATACTTCTTAACTTTGATAAGTAATCTTCTAACATTAATTCTATCTAACGCTGATGATTTTTCTTGTAATGTTTTCTGTCCAAATGCCACGATACCCTCGCCAGGGAAAGATGCGATAGGATTTATTTTTCCTTCGTATAATGTATCTCTCTCTGCGTGTGTTAATCTATTCAATACTGAAACTGCTCCTACGATTCCACCACGATTTAAACCAGCTGGTGCGAACCATTCTGCTGCAACCGCGTCATTTGCTGCGAAAATACCTGGCATCAATACTGATGGTGGTACTGCAGTTAATCTGTTGGTGTTTCTATCGATTGTCTTAACCCACGGGTAGTAAGTACCTACATAGTTAGAATCTACGTTAGAACCTTCCGTTACCGCTTGGTCAATTGTATCATCTTGTCCTATTACATCACCAATAAAGAATACATCTTCACGATTCTCACACATTTCAGTTATATAATCAAATACATATCCATGATGTCTACGAACTATACCAGGTGCTGCGATTATATTGATATCAAAATCATCAGGATTAGATACCGCATCGATTGCTTTCTTATATGCAACCGAACCATTTGAAATTGATGTTGTAAAGCTAAATCCCTGTGAATTACCTGCTGATATATCAGAACCTTTATCAATTGTTATTGTTGGCGTTACACCATCAAACCCACCTTGAAATCCTAATGTAAATTGTCTTTTAGCAATTTCAGTAGCATCATCATCAGTTGCTAATGTGTAACCAAAATTATATGTTGAAACTGAACCGCTTACAATAGCGGTTATATCACCATCAAATGTAAAATCAACGTTAGCTCCAGCTGTTGCTGATGCTGGGATTGGTTTTAAGTATTGTAAGTTGTTTATCTTAATTGTAGCAGTTTCTAAATCAATACCAGAATATCTATATGTAGATGATGCTGTATTGTTAGCAGAACCTGTTGAATAAATAACTGCAGGAACTAATGATTCTAAACTATTTCCAACATAAATTGGGTTAGTATATGCCTCATGTCCAAAAGGTGCTGCTATAATAGGGAATGAACCCTCCGGTGATACTACTACTCTAACTAATTTAGAACGATTTGCATAATCACCCGATTCGTTTTGTTTACCATTTGCATCAATTGTTAATCTTCTATCACCAATTACTTTAGCAATATAGTTTGGAGATGCAGGGTCTAAATTAACGTTATTATATGTTTCTTTTACTGATTTTTTTCTATCGGTATCACTAAATCCACGAACTACTACTGAGAATGTTGCGTAATCAGTTGCACCTGATACTCCTGCTGCTTTAACGTTAAAAATACTTACTTTGTATTCAGTATTGTATGGGTTACCATCACCTAATGTTTCAAATTTAAATAAATCACTTCTAACACCACTAATTAATTGAGATTTAACCATTGGAGTAGATGCGTATGTTGTATCTTCAGTAAAAGCTTGTGTTGCTAATTGAATAAGTTCAACATCAGAACCACTATTAAGTGAAACTGATGAATCAGTTGCCGTTTTTTCAAAATAAGTGTAAACATATGCATTTTTAGTTCCAAATGGAGATTCTCCAAATACATCACCAATATCGTTTCCTGCTGAAGGTAATACTGATGCTGATATGAATACTCCTAAGTTAGAACCACTAATACTAAATACAGATGCAGATACGGCTGAACTGATTACTGAACCAGTAAGTCCTACGCTTTCATCACCTGTATTAGTTGAATGTAATGTTGCTACAATTTTTCTTCCACCTTGTTCTGTCGAACCACTCACTGCAATTGCAATTGGATTTACTTGTGAATATCCACCTAAGTGACCAACACGAACAATAGTAACTGTTCCTGCTTCTCTTAGATAGTTTT